ACTGTGGTTAAGAAGCTTTCGTTTCTTTCCGAATCAAAAACGTACACTATCGACGATATCATCGATTTTTGCAACGACCATCCCGATGATAAGATGTTGCAGAAGATAGTCGCCGGAAAGAAAGAAATGGAAATAGCATACAAGATCATGCAGTTGTATTCGCCCAATATCTCTTTCCAGACTCATCAAAAAGTTTTGCATTCTGTGGAAAATTATCCAAAAACATTTAATAAAACTTCTGTATTAAAGATGATGATAGAAGATGGTATAAATGTTGTTAGTTGGAACGACTTGTTCATTTTCTATAATAATTTGAGATTAAGCGAAAAAAGGAGAGCAAATTGAGCGAAATCAGAGACTTTTCTAAATTTAGCTCCTCTTTTCAGGAAAAATTAGTTTCCATCATGTATCGCGAGAGAGCATTCTGCGATCAAATATCTGAGGTTCTGGATGTAAATTACTTCGAATCCAAACATTTGCAGGTTTTTGTTAAATTGATGCTAGAGTACAAACTAGAGTATTCTACTCACCCTGGCAAAACAGTTATGGAAAATGAGGTGAGGGACAAAATAACTGAAGAGTCAGAAGTGACTCAATCTAGGATCAGAAACTTCTTTGCTCGCATAATCACCGAGGATAAGCAAGACGGTGATGAATATATAAAAGATGAATCATTAACTTTTTGCCGAAGGCAGAAGATTCGTGAAGGAATGGTCAAGGCCGCCCAAAAGTTTAAAGGAGACTCGGACATAGACGCAGTTTGGAGCGTACTCGATGAAGCATTCAAACTTGGGAGTGTAAACTCGTCTGGATATGACTATATGAAGGACTTCGAGAAACGCTTTGAGAGAAAATCCAGAAATCCAGTTTCGACAGGTTGGTCCGAAGTAGATCGGATCACCTCCGGTGGACTCGGATCTGGTGAGTTGGGTGTAGTTATGGCACCTACAGGCGCCGGCAAGTCAATGGCTCTTGTTCACCTCGGTGCCAAGGCACTCCTAAATGGTTTGAATGTCGTGTATTATACTCTTGAACTCGGCGATACTGTGGTCGCTCACAGGTTCGATTCTGTCATCACTGGTTATGCACTAAAATCACTTTTTGAACTAAAAGATGATGTTTATGAAAAATTAACTTCCACTTCGCTCGGTAACTTAATAATTAAAGAATACCCGACAAAGACTGCTTCAGTCCAAACGATCAGAAATCATTTGGAGTCTTTGAAATCTCGGGAAGATTTTGACGTGAATTTGGTTTTGGTAGATTATGGCGATTTACTAAAACCGTCGTCACAATTGAAAGAAAAGAGAAATGAGTTGGAAGAAATATATGAAACACTCCGAGGTACCGCGATGATATATGGTTGTCCTGTTTGGACGGCATCACAGACGAACCGAGGTGCCTTAAATGCCGAAGTAATCACTCTGGAGTCCATGAGTGAGGCATTTAACAAGTGCTTTCCAGCTGATTTCATCATTTCTATCTCCAGAACACCAGAAGATAAGCAGGCAAATACAGGACTTATGTTTGTTGCTAAGAACAGGAATGGACCAGACGGTTTCGTTTTGCCCATGATTATTGACACAACAAAAGTCTATATGGAAGTTCAGAAAAATAATGGAGAAACAATAGCTTCAGTTGAAGAGCAGTCGGACAGAAAGAAGGCAAAAGCACTTGCCGATAAGTGGAAAACATTAAAAGATAAAATCTAAAGGAGTGACGAAATATGAGTGAAGAAACAGAGGCAGCAAAAGCAGCGAGTATTTTGAGTGATATCACAGTTTTTATGAAGTATGCAAAATACAATGAAACACTGGGTAGACGAGAGACTTGGGACGAGATTGTAACTCGAAACAAGGAGATGCATCAAAAGAAATATCCAGAGTTAAAACTGGAGATAGAGAGGGTATACAAACTTGTCTATGACAAAAAGATTTTGCCTTCTATGAGATCCTTGCAATTCGGAGGAAAACCTATAGAGATTTCTCCGAACCGTGTTTATAACTGTGCCTTCATTCCAATCGATGACTGGAGAGCATTCGGTGAAACATTGTTCCTGCTTCTTGGTGGTACTGGTGTGGGCTACTCTGTTCAGAAGCACCACACAGAGAAACTTCCGGAAATTCGAAAACCACGCAAAGATCGAACAAAGAGATTTTTAATCAGTGACTCTATCGAAGGTTGGGCAGACGCAGTAAAGTATCTCATGAAGTCCTATTTCACAGGCGGGGCAGAGATTAATTTTGATTTTTCCGACATTCGCCCAAAGGGTGCAAAGCTGGTTACTTCAGGCGGTAAAGCACCAGGTCCAGAACCACTAAAGATTTGTATTAGACAAATTAAATCCATTCTAAACGAAAAGGAAGACGGTGAACAACTTTCGTCTATTGAAACTCACGACATTATCTGTCATATTGCGGATGCGGTTCTTGCTGGCGGTATCCGTCGTGCTGCTCTTATATCTTTATTTTCTGCTGACGACGAAGAGATGATTTCCTGCAAGTTTGGCAAGTGGTGGGAGACAAACCCACAACGAGGAAGAGCAAACAATAGTGCAGTCCTTCTTCGTCATCAAGTAAAGAAGTCATTCTTCATGGATTTGTGGAAGAAAATTGAATTATCTAATAGCGGAGAACCAGGCATCTATCTCTCAAACGACAAAGAGTGGGGCACCAATCCTTGTTGCGAAATTGGATTAAGACCATTTCAGTTCTGTAATCTATGTGAAGTGAATGTTTCCAATATTGAAAGTCAGGAAGACTTAGAAGAGCGAACTGCGGCCGCCGCATTCATCGGCACCCTTCAGGCAGGGTATACAGACTTTCACTATTTAAGGTCCGTATGGAAAAGAACTACTGAAAAGGATGCCTTATTGGGAGTCGGCCTTACCGGCATCGGTTCAGGCAAGGCACAACAATACGACCTTAAAGCAGCTGCACAGTCAGCAATTGACGAGAACAAGAGGATTGCCTCTTTACTCGGCATCAAACCTGCTGCTCGTGTCACTACGATCAAACCTGCTGGCACCTCTTCGTTGACTTTGGGTTGTAGTTCTGGCATACATGCGTGGCACAATGATTATTACATTCGCCGCCTCCGTGTTGGAAAGAACGAAGCAATCTATTCTTACCTCAGCAAGTGGCACCCAGAGTTGGTCGAGGATGAGTATTTCCGCCCCCACGACACAGCGGTAATCAGCATTCCCCAGAAGGCACCAGAAGGGGCTATGTTGAGGCATGAAGATGCGTTGGACCTTTTGGAAAGAGTGAAGTGGTTTAACCAGAATTGGGTACAACCGGGACACAAAAAGGGACAAAACACTCACAACATCTCTGCTACAGTATCTGTAAAAGAGGACGAGTGGGAAACAGTAGGTGAGTGGATGTGGAAAAATAGAGAACACTTTAATGGACTATCTATTCTACCGTATGACGGTGGAACCTATGTTCAGGCACCTTTTGAAGATTGTGATAAAAATGTTTATGAAACTATGTTAAAATCGTTAAAGTCAGTTGATTTGCGATTTGTAGTCGAAGATGATGATAACACCAACCTTTCGGGCGAACTGGCATGTGCCGGCGGCGCCTGTGAAGTAAAATAGGAGTATATATGGGAAATGTATATAAGGTCGTAAGACCAAGAAGCGAAGAAGAAATTGAAAAGGATAATGTGGCAAAGGAGCAGCATATCCTTAATTATATTAGATCGGTTGCATCAATAGACGAGCAGTTAGAACCCTTCAAGGAGCAGAAGAGAGATTTAAAAACAAATTATGTTGAAAATGGGTGGCTCTCAAAGGAGGAAGTAAAACTCGCAATGAAAGCGTATCGGATGATCAAGTCAGAAACAGACTGGGATCAATTGTCAGATCTATATAGCGTTGTTAAGAGAGGTGTTCGATGAAAGTAAATCCAAAAAACAGACACCTGCTAGTGGATTTAATAGAAGAGGAGCAGGATGACAGTTCAACTGTTCTGCTTCCGGACGACTATAGACCCATGAAAGAGTTTACTACCGCGAAGGTCCTGGCGCTAGACCCTGCCGTTTCGGAGAGTTTTTCGGAAGGCACCCTCGTCGTTGCTGAGACCCAAATGTTTAAGAAACTTGCTATTGAAGGTAAGGAGTACTATTTATTACAAGCAAATTATGCTCTTTGTGAGGTGACAGAGTGACAGACAAACTCGTAAAAGACTGGAAGAACTTTGTGAGCGAAGCAGGATTCTCCAGAACTCG